CTCTCACGAGGCTATGAACAATACTTTCGTACTGCACTCTCACGGTTAGGCGAGTCTTAACCGGGTATTCCCCAGTACACTTTCCGTTCGGGCTTTACCCGCGGAAGATCGACTACCTTAAGTAGTTAGCTCCAGCGATGGAGACTGTCAGGTCTAGACAACCTGATTCCGACCCTCTTAAGGAGTGGTCATTACAGAACGATGTTCTGTCTACACGTTCGATTCCCCAATCGAGCGTATTAAGAAGTCGTAAAGGCTTCGTTTCGAGAACAGGTACCTGTTCTTGCGTACCCGGTATGGAGACACACCGGACTTTCTTCGACTTATGTCGAAGCGTTATCGCTCCGTCAATGCGGAATGATGTTGAGATTCCAGAGATTAAGGTCTGCTGGAATGCTGAAAACCTCTTCGAGAGTAAAATCCCGAGAGAATATGTTTTCGACGGTAAACGTCGAAAATTTGTTGACCTACCAACAGTAGGTCATGCTAAATGTGTCTTATCACGAGGCACATATTGGTTTGATCGTCTGATCAAAAAGAGACCAAACGGACAGTTTGGTAGAACTGGAATCGCTTTATTGCGACTCCTTGCTGGCCTGCGGTCATACACAGGCAAAGAAAGACTAGATCAACTAGTCAAAATGCCGATACATAAAGGATCGGTTTCAAAGCTGAGAAACATCTTAGCTACTGTAGATGGGCTGTTAATGCAGCTCACAATCACATTCCCTGACAAGAGGGAATTTCTTCGCTGGTCTAGGATAGACCAGATTACAAGCTGTTTGATCAGCTTACTTGTCTCTGATTATTTCAGAGATTTCAATGACGATTTATCTCGTCTTACAACCTATGAAAAGGTTAAGAAATTGCGTAAGGCAATTAAACAACAGGGTTTTAACCCTATTGGTGATCTACGTAAAGTAGACGTTCCGAGAGAAATCTCGTTCCTTGAGGTTGCCCTCAAGTTTGTTTCCGATGGTAAAAGACCATTAGATTTATTCAGAGTATCAACACTCTGTCAAACCCGAGCATCGGGAGTTCCGCCTAGGGTTGTTTATAATAAAACCCTAGACAAGATTAAGGAGACTCTTATGGAGCCTCCTGACGACTCAGTTTATTCTGAGATTGCTGGATTGATCCAGATTGGTGTGGATTCTGTCCACACAAAAGTTCTCCAAGAGATTGGAGGCGAAAAGGCCAGAGAAAAATTCTGGTCATGTTGTCTCGATGAGGCAAAGATATCACTTAGTGATAGCGGTGAGTTCTTTACTAAGAGCTCAGATGGCGGGAAGCTTGAAGCTGCCCGAAAAGTACTACATAAAAATAGTACATTCCCTCGCAGGAATTTACATACCGGCGAGATCATTGGAGAGTTTTGTGTTGGACAAGACTCTGAAGGAGAATGCCTATTTGCATGGGCACTCGATCAATTCTCAGATGATGAGAAGTGTTATGAACGGAATTTAATGTCTGTTCGAATATCCCTAGTTGCAGAACTTGGGAAGTATAGAGGCATTACTGTCTCTCATTTAGCACATGCAATTTTGTTGCATGTGCTCTCTCATGTATTACTGAAGTATATTTCAGTAATACCTTCTAGTGAAAGCGGTGTCAAAGCCGCTAATCATGCTTGGAATTTATTCAAGCGTTTGTCCCACAAAAACCCTGCGGGATCATTCATCTTTGATAAGGAAGATGTATACGTATACTCCACTGATTGGGAGACTGCGTCTGATTTTACCGATCACTCGGTAGCTGAGGCCCTGCTAAATAGGGTCTGTTACAATCTGGGCATACCAGATTGGTATCGCGAAACATGTGTTTTCGCATTATGTGCCCCACGTCAAGTGGAGTTCATCGACCAAGATTCAAAAACCTTGGAAATGTTCCTCTCTAACAGAGGAGTTCTGATGGGTGACCCTGTTACCAAAGTCATCCTACACCTCTACCATTTAGTTGGTAGATATGCTGCTCTTGAGCAGATTGAGCATACAAAAATGCATGCAAAACTCATTGAAGAATGAGTAAAAACGTATTGTGTTACCACAACACAAAACCTTGTTCCACTGTGAAGTGGGATTCCGCCTGATAACGATGGTAAGAATTCTCTCTGTAAAGGGAGAAGACACCCGCCGAAAGGCGAAAC